TGGGCGGATAGGCCCGTCGCGCTTCGGGGTCGGAGTATCGCCACTGTTTGAGGTTCAGCGGCGCGTGCGTGTCGCGGACGCGGTTGTCATCGGCGGTCAAATACATCCAGCCGCCTTCGGCGAATGCCTCCGCGACCACCGGGTCGCTCTGCTGCGTCATGCGGCCCGCGTTGTACGAGGTCGCGTTCGTCGTGCGGAAGGCCATCTCGAGGTATCGACGCACGCCGCCCGGGTAGCCCTCAGCGTCGACGCCCGACGAGAGCTGCTCGATGAAGTCGCTCATCTGCGACCCGTCGCCGGCCATCGCTTTGCGGATACGCTCGGCCGCATCGCGCACCACCGTCTCGGAGATGCCGCGCGAGAGCGACCATGCGCGCACGCGCTCGTCGTCGAGCAGAGCCCGGAATGCCTCGGGGCTCATCAGCTCGCGAGACTCGAAATAGTCGAGCGCTTCGGCGAAGCCGAGCTCGAGGAATGCTCGGTCGTAGATGTCCGGCGCGAGCGCGACCTTTCGCGCCCCGAACTCGACGTCTCGCACGAAGAGCTGCCCGGCCATGTGGCTTTGCATGTCCGCGCGCCAGAGCGTCGAGACGAGCGCGTGGTCGCCCTCGATGGCTTTGCTCGCCCAGTCTTTCAAAGACGCAATCGCTTCGCTCTCGTCGCGCGCGGTGCGCAGCGCAGCGGCGAGGTCGGGCAGACGCCCTAGCACCACCGCTGACGCCTCCTGCGCGGCGCGTAGCGTCAGCGCTCGGGGTCGTCCGATGCGTCGAACCGCAGACCCTCGAGCTGTGTCGTCGAGGGTGAGGACGTCGGCGAAGTCTGCCACGCCATCGTCAGTTGGTGCGGCCGACCCCTCTTCGGGGCCGGGGCTAAAGGGAGGCCGGCGTCGCCACCCTCCACGCGGCTCGTCTCGCGACGGTCGAGCCGCTCGACGATCGTCTCCGCCCAGCGCTTGCCCGCGTCGCCGCCCCAAAGCGCCCACGCGATGCGGCCGTTACTCGGGTAGCCCGGCTCGCCAGGCGAGAAGCCCTCGCCGCCTTTGCTCGTGCTCTCGTGCCGCGCGAAGAACGCCTTCATCCTGCGCATCGTGTCAGCGCTCAATCGCGCACCACGCGCGATGTCGCGAGCGCGGGCGATGCCGACCTCGGTTCCGCCGCGACCGTACTCACGCCGCCAGTCGAGCCCGCGCTGGGCCTCCTCGCGCGCACCCTTCGGCGCGATGAAGCCATCCTCGTCGGCGAGCTCGACGCGCTCGTCGATGGTCGCGTCGTCGTCGGAGAAGAACGACGGCGCTTGCGTCTTCGCAAGCGGTTGCACGAAGCGCTCGCCCTCGGGGCCGTCGAGCGGGTCGAGCCCCGCCGAGAGCCGGAGCTCGTTCGCCCGCACCACGCCCGCGTCGACGTGAAGCTGCGTGATGACGGGCGGCGTCTCGGTCGCGAGGACGAACTCGACGTGCGGCGTCGGCGGCACGCGACCGCCGAAAGATGCTGCATTGAATGCGAGCAGCGGCTGGAGCCACGTCGCACGAATCGCGGTCTCTGCGCTCGCGGCGATGGCGCGCAAGCGCGGGAGAATCGTCGTCTCGTTCTGTGACTCGCCGAGCGCGCGATTGCCGCCCGTGTCGCCCACCTCGACGTTCAGCGTCGAGCCGAGAATGGCCTTCGAGATTTCTGCGTTGAAGCGGTCGATCGCGTCGCCGTAAGTCTGACCGGGGTTGCTCGTGCTCTCGACGATGTTGATCGCTTGCTCCTGCTCGATCACCGCCGTGTGTGACGACGAGAGCGCCTGCAATCCCTCGAAGAACGCATCGCGCGCCGCGTCCGGCGCATTCGGCGAAAGCGTGCCGTAGATGAACGGCGTGCCGAATCGCTCCAACGCGTCCTGTTGAAACACCGTCGCCCAACGCTTCCAAAGCCACGGCCACGCGCACGACATGAGCAGCCCGGCGACGTTGCTCTGAAGCCCTGGCGCGGTGTGCACATGCACGAGCCATCGCGCGGGCTCGTCTTCAAGAGAGAGCCAGTCCCAGCCCTGCTGGAACCCGTCGACGCGCGGGTAGGTGCGCACGCGCGGGATCCACGAATCATCGACGCGAATGTCGCGCGTCAGCACCCAGTGCTGCGCGACCGAGTGCACCTCGCGCCCTTCGCGCTCCCACTGATGCTCGGCGATCGAAATCCCGACGAGCGCGGCGTAAAGCACATTCGAGAGCGTGAGCTCGAGGCGCGACGAGTGATCATGGAGCGACCGCGCGCAGAAGTCCGCGCCGGCCTGCGCGAGCGCAGGGTCCGTCGCATTGTCCGGCGCCGTGAACCGAAGCTCCGAGCCGGCGATGGACCGCAGCAGCGTGTCGGTGACCGACCGGATGTGCGAGTCCTGCGTCAGCATCACCTCGACGATATCGGCCCATTGCTCGAGGTCGCCGAGACGCGCGCGGTCGAGCGCCGCCGAGAGCTGCTCCGGTGTCAGCCCCGCGACGCGCGTGCGCGTGCGATAGCGCGGCGCCGCCGAGAAGAGCTGCCGCCCCATCGGAGCTCGCGCCGCAAGAGGCACCACGGGCGCAAGCGCGCGGGTCGGCTCGGTCTTTCCGCGTCGCTTGGATGCCATCGTCGTCCTCAGTAGTACCGGCCCGCGCCGGCCATGGCGCGCCGTGCGCCGGTGTGGACCCGCTTCGGGTCATTCGTCCTGACCATCGGCCCGAGCGCCGCAAACGCGCCGCTGACCGCGTCCACGCCGTCATCGTGCGCGCCGTGCGGGAAGGCCATCGCTTCGTCGAGCCACCAGCGCAGCCACTCGCCGCGAATCAATCGCACGTTGCCGTTCTTGGCCGCGCTCGCGACCGGCGCCGCTCGCGTCGCCTTGTCGCCTGTCGAGCGCACGCCCTCGAAGGCATAGCCCGTCAGCACGCGCCGAGCGTAGGTGTCGATCACCGCCTTGCCCGAGCTGCCCGGCTCCTGCTCCATGTAGATGCGCGTCGAGCGCCCGTCTTCCTCGGCGGTGCGTCGCACGAAGTCCTCGACGTCAGCCGGCGCGAGACGAGCGCGCTGCACGTCGGCGACGTACCAGACGCCCTGATGCTGTCCGACGAGCGCGCCCGCAGTCCAGTCCGGGTCTTTGCCCGGCGCGGCCTCGGTCGCCGCCATGTCCCAGTAGCGCACCCACGTCATGCGCTCGGGCACGTCGTCCCAATCGACGAGCTTGCCGTCGAACCACGCGCGGTCGAAGAAGCCGCCGGAAGGCTGCGCGTCCCAATCGCCGTTCAGAAGCCGCGCCTGCTCGAGCGGGTGCAGGTTGCTCAGCGACCGGACGTATTCGTCGAAGTCAATCGACGGGTTGTCACGAAGCGACGCGGGAAAGAATCGCCTGTCCTCGGGCGCGTCGAGGTAGCGCGTGCGCACCCATTCGTGACCGCGGCCGCCCGGGTTGGCCGTCGCTCGCACACGAAGCGGGATGCTCGCTTGCGACCCCGTCACCGCGCGTCGGCATCGCGAGTGCAAATATCGGAAGTGCTCTTCGAGATGCTGCGTGAGCTCATCGAAGCCGACGAAGTGATACGCGGCGCCCTGATACCCGTCGAGCGCGCGCTCTTTGTCGAGGTACGCGAACTGAATCGTCGAACCCCAGGGGAAGCGAAACGTCTTCTCCTGCACGCTGAACGTCGCGATTCCGCGAAGCCAATCCTTCGCGATGTCGCCGATGGCGCGCGGCGCGAAGAGGTCGCCGAAATTGCGGCGCACGATAAGCGCGGAATACCCCGGCAGATGCGCATATTTCAAAGCGCACGCGAGCATCGCGACCGATTTGCCGCCGCCTGCCGCGCCGCCGTAAAGCGCCTCGTACCCGTCCCAGTCGAAGAACTCGCGCTGCTTCGGGTGCAGGTCAATCGGGATGAACCCGTCGCTCGTCGCCGGATGGTCGGGCTCGAATCCCGGCACATGCGACGCCCACGTTTGCGCGGCTCTTTTCCAACTCACTGCGGCCAAAGCAAAAGCCCCTCGCTGACGCGAAGGGCTCTGCCCCGGAGGGGGTGATACCGGTGAGCCGGACAGCGCCAGCGTGCTCTAACGCTACGGACGCCGACCCCAGCCTGCAATGCTTGCGGGCACCGTATCTGCGATCAATGCGGCATTCGCGAGATTCTCACGTCGAAAGAAGAGCTGCGCGCCGCGCCCGACAGTCCAGCGGCACGCTTCGGCGTGCCCGGCCGGGGTCGAATCCATGAGCCCGCCGTAGTGGGTCGCACCCTCGCACGCCACCTCACGCCGTCCGGCAAGCACGTCGGAGGCGAGCTCGCGGACGTGCTCGAGCTGCTCCGCGTAACGCTGCCACGCACCGCCGAGATGCGGCGGCCACGACGGTGGCGGCGACGCGCTCACGCGCAGCTCACGCACCCAGCGCCGGTGTCGAGGCGGTCGGCGAATCGCGGCCGAGTAGCGTCGCGCCATGAGCGCGGCGCTCGTGCCGGTAAGCTGCGCGCGACGCAAGTGCACCTCGACGATCGCAGCGTAAGCGTCGTCTGGCGCGCGCCACCCGAGCTCGCCGACAGCAGCGCGGGCATTCCAGAGCGCAGCGTCGTGGCCGGTGCGCTGCGCGAAAGCAGCGGTGCTCGCGACGAGCGCGAGGAGGCAAAGGGCTATCAGTCGCATCCGGGAGTCCTAGCCGCTATCCCAGCCCGCGCACGTCGGGCATGCCCACCAGCCGCCGCACCTCGTCCGCATCGGCCGGGCGGCTGTGCGCCGACCAGCGCGGCCACATGTTGACGTCGCCGGTCGTGAAGCACGCCGCGCCCGCGTCGGCCATCCGCAGCCCACGCACGCGAGGTGCGCCGGCAGCCTCGAGGCGGTCGGCGAGGTCGGAGTCGAGGTGCCGGTCGCGCTCCGGCGTCCAGCCTCCGCACGCGCGCATCCAGCGCGCAGCGACCATGCGACCGGACCCGTAGACGCGCTCACTCGCGTCCGAGCGCGGGCCGACCTCGTGCGACGCGCGACCGGTGCGCCGGTCGAGACGATAGCCGTCGAGGAGCGCAGCGTGCTCGCACCCGGCGGCCGCGAGCTCGCGCAGAGTCGCGACGTAGCGCGCGGAGAGGTAGTCGTCCGAGCCGAGCACGACGACGTGCGAAGCGCCCGCGTCGAGCGCGCGCGTCAGCCCCGCGTTGTGCTTCGCCCCGAGCGGGTTGTTGGGCGCCTCGACGCGGAGCGCCGAGAGCTCGGGTCGCACGTCTACCGGGTCCGGGTCACTCGGCGAGACGACCACGACGAGCGCGTCGAAGAGCGGCGCGTGATGGTGCAACACGCTCGTCTCGAGCTCGCCGCGACCCCAGCACGTCACGACGGCGATGAGCTTCACAGCGCGCCCCACGTCACGCCCTGCACCACGCGGTTTTCGTTTCGCGTCGCGCGGTCGGTCCAGATAGACGGCGCGCCGTCCGGTAGCAGATTGCCGAGCCATCCCTCGCGCGGCAGCGGCATGCAATAGCGCGGCACGCTCGCGCGCTCGCACCACGCGGCCAGATGCAGGTCGCCGACGTTCGGCGGGTCGGCCACGTCGACGGCCTCGAAGCCGCGCACGTAGCGCGGGCGCGTGATGACGCTGGACGTGCCGAGAACGTGCGCGCGCGCCATCTCGTCGGGCCGCGTCTCGAAGCGGAGGCAGTGCTGCACATGCTGGCGCTGGTCGCGGTAGCGTTTGCATTGCTCCGGCAGTCGAAGCGCGTGCAGACCGACCACGCACGGGCCGTCGGCTTCGACGCGCTCGAGCGCGGCGAGCATCGTCTCGACGTAGTCTGTCGGGTATCTGAGGTCGTCGTCGCAGACGAGCCACACCGCGTCGTCTGGCAGCATGCCGAGCGCGGCGAACTTCCCGCCGTCGCCTCGGTCGCCGCGCGCGAAGCCGATGCGATGCCACGGGATGTCGAGGCTCGACGCGAGCTGGCAAAACTCGAACTCGGCGAGCTCGCCCTCGGCCACGCTGTGCTTGTCGAGCCAGAGATGCAACACGTCGACCTGCGGTAGCAGCGACGCGACGGCGCGGAGCGCGATGTCTCGGCGACGCGGCAGCGTGGCCATGCTTGCGACGATCATGAGGTCACCCGATAGACGTGCGTCGGCGTCGCGCACCATGTCGAGTCCCATGCGTAGCCCAGCGCCTCGAGGAGCGCGTCGAGCATGTCGCGCGCGCCTTCGACCACGACCACCGGACGGCAGCGCCGCAGCGTCGCGAGCGCGCCGAGGATGACGTGTCGCTCGTGACCCTCGACGTCGATCTTGACCAGCCCCACGTCGAGCTCTCTCGCCATCTCGTCGACGCGCATCGTCACGACGCCATCCTCGGCGACGCGCACGCGAGCCATCCCGCTATTGCCCGGCGGCGGAGGCACGAACTCGACCACCTCGCCGTCGCCGACCGCGACGCGCATCGCATTCCAGCGCGACCCCAGCGGGTCGATCGACCGCAGCGCAGCGCACAGCGCGTGATATCGCTCAGTCGGCTCGCACGCGATGACGCCGGCGACCTCGCCGGCCGCAAGCATCGCCGCCGCGTGGTTCCCGACGTGCGCGCCGATGTCGAGCATCCAGCGCCCGCGTATCTCGGGCAGCGTGCGCATGTGCTCAATGAGCGGCGCCTCGTAGAGTCGGCCGCGCGCGTGATGCAACGCGATGTGATCCTCGGCGCTCTCATGCTCGAATCCGAGCAGACGCCCGGCGTAAGACACGAGCGGTCGGAACGTCACGGCGTCACCGTGCAAACGCGGCGCCGCTTGCGCGCACCTTCGCTCGCCGTCGCCTGCGGATTCATCACGCTCGCGCCCTCGTCGTCGTGCCAGCACATCGTCTCGCGCGGCCTGTACCACCAGAGCCCCGCCGCGTGCGTGCGGTAGCTCGAGGAGCGCCACGCGCCCGAGCCGAGGTGCGGATAGCGCACCCAGTCGCGATTGACCTCCTCGGGTCGCAGTGACTCGAGCCAGCGCGCGCGCGTGACCCAAACGCCATCCTGCCAGGCCATGTGCTCGCCCTGCCCGTCGACGTCATCGCCGCCAGGTAGCCCCCATTCGCGCGTCCTCCCGTCGCGATGCGCGTGCAGACCGATGCAGCCTGGGTATCGACTGACTCGCGTGGTCTCCTCGGCGGCGCGCTGACGCCAGCCGTCGGCGAGGCGCAGGTCGTCGGCGAGATACGCGACGAGCTCAGCGCCGGGTCGGCGAAGCTCGAAGGCCGCGTCGAGGAGCGCGCCGACGGTGCGCCAATAGCCGATGCGCCCGCGATTCTCGGGCGCACGCAGTAGCGTGCACTCGACGTGCTCTGTCAGCCCCGACGCGGCGAGCACGTCGCCCGCGTAAGCGTCCGGCGATGCATCGTCGAGGACGACGAGCGCATCGCGCGACGTGAGCTCGCGCCGCAAGTCGGCGCAGATGCGCGCGAAAAAGGCGGGGCGAGCGTAGGTGGGAAGGAGGACGATCATCGCCGCGACCTCGCCGAGATAGCGTCGAGCCGCGTGCGAAGGTCGGCGACCGACACGCGCCACGACGCGCCGGGATATGGCTGGTGCGTGCGCGGCCAGAGCGTCGGGTAGCTGTCGATCCATCGCCGCAGCGCATCAGCGCTCATGCCGAGCTGCGCGGCCGCCTTCGGGACCGTCGTGTATTCGCTCATCCTGCCCCCTTCGCCAGCGCGACCCGTCGCGCCTCAATCGCCGCGCATTCTGCCAGATATGCGGCAGACGCACCAGACGCGGGACGACGGCGCGGCTTCACGAGCTCGCGTGCGACCATCTCGACGCGCAGATAGCGCATCGCGCGGTCGGTCGTGCGTCGCACGACTCGCGCCGTCACGTCGGGCACCGCGAGCTGCTCGGCGATAGCCTCCGGCGTGAGCTGCACCGGCTCGCGCCTCACGTCGCGGCGCACGCGTACGTCGGCCCAATCGAAGGCAACCCACCGCGCCATCGTCGCCGCGAAAGCCTGGCGCGCGTCGAGGAGCCCTTCCCACGCGACACGCTCGAAGACGTGCCGGAGGCACGCCTCGACGGCGGCGCAGTCCTCCGCTTGCCGCGTCGCCTGCGGGTCACCAGGCGCGCCCCCATCGACTCGCACGCCGTCGCGACCGAGTGCCTCGGTGACGGCGTGCAGGCTTTTCGCGCCGTACCCATCGACGCGCACGCGCGCCCAGAGCTCGAGGGCCTCCGAGACGGTCGCCCACCGGTAGCGGTGCGCCACGCGTCCCGGCGTCGGCGCGGTCGCGATAGCTTCGAGCGACGCATCCCATCGCGTGCCTTGCCCGGCCTCCGGCACGACGCGCGGCACCTCGTCGGGCGCCACGCCGAGCGCGCCCAGGCGGTCGAGCTCGCGCCGGCAGAGCGCGCACGTCGGCTCGCCCTCGGTGCCGCGCACGCCGACCATCCCGCACAGCGAGACCGACAGCACGCCATCGGTCTCGCGCAGGACGTGCGATTTCGTGCGGCTCACTCGTCGACGTCCATGTCTTGAAGCGCCGCGAGCACCTCGGAGAAGGCGGCCGAGCTGATGCGCTCGCGCAGACCCTCGACGAGCTGCTCCGCGAGCTTTTGCCGCTCGGTGAGCTGGAGCGTGCGCTCGGCGTAGTCTCGCCCGGCGATGCGCGGCAAGATCCACTTCGCAGTGCCTAACGCGCGGTCCTCGTCGTCGGATTGCAGTGCCGAGACGACGACGCCCTCGGCGCGCGCCACGACCTTCGCGCGCTCTTTCTCGACCTTGCGGGCGAGCTTGGCGAACTGCGAGTGCCGCTCCTTGTGGCCGCCGACCATGTGCTCTTTGCCGCGTGCGAGCCAGCGCGCGCCGCGCGAGCGCGGGATTTCGGCGAGCGCGATAGCGCGCTCGTAACCGACGCCTTTGCGCATTGCACCGAGGACGGCTTCGATTTCCTCGTCGGTCGGCTCGATGACATCGGAGCGCATCTTCGCGTGCGTTTCACTCTTTTGTTTCGCCACCTTAGCTCCTCCTCTTCCCCTTCTTCGCCTCACGCCCCGTGCACGTCGGGCATTCATGCCGCATGCAACCACGCTCCGCATCCCACGTCCGCGCCCACGCATGACGCTCCGGCAGGTGCGCCTCGAGCTCCGCGCCGCAGCGGTCGCAGCGGATGACCATCACAAAATTTCGTCCATCACTTGTTTGATTCCGCGTCCGATGTGGAAGGCGACATCAGGAACAACGGCATTGCCAGGCAATCGAGCCAATCCAGCGGGAAGCCCATCAGCGCGAGCCACAGCCTCGGCACATGATGCCCTGGTACGCGACCCATCTCGTCCTGCAGCCTCGCGTACGCTGGCCATCGTCGCATGTACGGCGCGAAGTGGTTCGCCTTGGCCGTGGGCGTAGGCCACGACGAAGACGCGATCACGGTGGTGCGGGTATCCAAGCTCAGCGGGGGACAAAGCCAGTGGCACGCTGGAATATCCCGATCGACAAAGATCGCGCCGCACGACGGGCACCCATTCTCGCCAGCTTGATCCGACATTTTCCACCACCACCCACGAAGGTCTGACGTATTCGATAGCGCCCAGATACGAGCGCCACAGCCCTGAGCGGGGGCCAGCAAGGCCGGTGCGACAAACGACGTTAGCGCTCGACAGGTCCTGACACGGGAAGCCACCGCACATTACGTCGACCGGCTCTATCGGATCTTCGCACTCGCAATCCCAGCCGCCACGACACCAATCGCCGTGATACCGGTCGAGCTCTCGCACGTCTCGAAAGATCTGCACGCGATGCCAGTGCCACGAGAGCACGGCTCGCGCGTCAGCATCCGGCTCGCATTGCCACACAACCGGACCAAGCCCGGCGCGCTCCAAGCCAAGCTCTAGCCCGCCAATGCCCGAAAACAGCGATCCAATGGTCACTTCTCCCCACCCGCGGCGGCCTCCTCGGCCGGTCGCGCGCTGCGCGCCGCCAAGATGAGGCGACCAATAATTTCTGCGCATTGCGGCACGACCGCGTTACCTAAAACTCGAAACCGGTCTGACCGGTATTCGGCAGGGTCCAATCCTCTGGAAAGCCCATTGCCCACTCCGTCCAACGTGGGTCCAGCGGACCAGGCGGATGCATCGGAAGCGTGCCTTGCTTCGCCCTCGTCCACAGCGAAGGCTTCCCCTTCGTCGCATACGGCGTGACCCCGTCCCTCGTGCCATTGTTTGACGAGCTGTAGACACTCGCCGTCGGTGTCGGCAACGACGAAGGTGCGACGACGCAGGTGCGGAGCGCCGACTCGTCCGGCAGGAAGCACGAGGGGACAGCAAACGTAACCAAGGTCTTCGAGCCCTTCGAGGACATGCGGCAACCACCTTTTCTGCCCGCTCGTAACATTCTCGACGACGACCACGGCGGGCTGGTGAACGTCGACCACGCGCAAAAACTCATACCAGAGTCCAGACCGAGCCCCCGCAAGCCCAGCACCGCTTCCAGCCGCCGACACGTCCTGACAGGGGAATCCGCCGCAGATAAGCTCCGCGCGCTCCAGCGGCTCGGCCCAGACGTCGTGGACGTCCTCGACACACGGCACGTCCGGCCAGTGCTTGCGCAAAATGCTGCGCGCGAACGGGTCACGCTCGCATTGCCACACAACCGGCCCAAGCCCGGCGCGCTCCAAGCCAAGCTCCAGCCCGCCGATGCCCGAAAACAGCGACCCGATGGTCACTTCTTCTTGGCCTCGGCAAGCGCGAGCAGCGCCCGCACCGCTTCCGACGGCCCGGCCCCGAAGGTCAGGAGCCGATCGCGCTCCTCCGGCGTCAGCCGAGCCGTGACAGGGACGTGCCCGAGCCGGGGTCGACCCGGTCCCCGCTTCACCGCTGCCTCGCCGCAAGTGCCGAGATGCCCGACTCGGTGAGCACCATCGCCGAGCGATCGGAGGTCAGCTCGACCAGACCAGCTTTCACGCACCGGCGCAGGTGCGGCAGCGTCACCGCGTCAAAGCGTGTGCTCGCAGGGAGCGACACCGCGTCGCCGAAAGCGCGACCAAGAGCGAAGAGATTCGTGTCGGTGATCTTCATGCTCACGACCCTAACCACACCACGAATATCTGTCAACGATTATTCTTCGCCCTCCCCACCCGGCTCCAACACCGCATCCAGCCACGCCCAGAGCCGACCCAGGTCCGCGAGTCGCACCGTCACGAGCCACTCGCCCCGGTCCTGCCGCGTCACCACCACCGGCAGCCGTGCCCCGCACGCCGCGACCGCCTGACGCATCGCCGCCGTGATCGTCGACCGCCCCCGCTTCACCTCGACCCACGGCGTCGAGCTCGCCCCGCCGACCGACCACCCGTCCGGCTCGACGTCCGGCGCGTCCGCCCCGCTCCGACTCTGCCCGACCGCCCGCCGCCACGGCCGCCCGAGCACGTCGCCGAGCGCCGCCGCAGCCTCGCGCTCGCCCCGACCGCCCTTCGCCCTCGACGCCCGCCCACGCTTCGATGCCGCCTTCGTCGCTGCCACAATGCCTCCCCGTCGCGTCAGGCGCCCGTCTAAGCGCCTTGAATGCCCTCGCCTATGCCTACCCAGCCCCGAGCCGTCCGAGCGCCTCAGACGGGCGCGTGGTGGGTTTTCAGAGACGTTGCCCGCTCGCTCACGGCCAGGCTGCTCCGATGTTCAGCGGGGTCTATTACTTGTCATAACTAGTAAGCATAGGATGATGACAAGTTATTATAGATAATACCTAGTGATATCATATACATATAGAAACCCGTCAACGTGTCAGCACGCAATAGCGCTTCCATCCTCTCGTGTGTAAGGTCTGGAACTTTGCGCGGGACACGCTGACATGTTGACGGGTTTTGCAAGTGCCTGTTTCCATTCGGGATTCGACGAAAAACCTGTCATTTTTCAAAAAACTCGCCATCTGACAAGTTTTGGAGCGGGGCCGCGCGAGCCGCGAGCCTTCGATTCTAGCACTTCGACCCGCCCAGCGTCGACTAAATCGGCCACCAGCTCGTCCCGAAGCCGTCTATCGAGGCGCCCGAAGCGCCGGGTGAGCTCGCGGGCCGTGACCTGGCCGCGCTCGCGGACGAACCGCGCGACGTCTTTGAGCCAGCGCTCCCGCTCGGTGCGGCCGCTGCGCTCCTCGAGCTGCGCGGCGAAGCGGGCGAGCAGATACTCGACGAGCTGGCAGGACCACGCCGCGATGGGCTCGGTGATGACGGGCTCACTGCGGACGCCGCAAGCGGCTATCAGGGCGACCTTTTGAGCCTGCACGGTCGCCCGCGAGAAAAGCGCGCTCGTCGCCGATCGGGCGTGCATGCGCACGGCGCAGTCCCTCAGCACCTCTTTCGCCGCGTCGTCGGCAGGCACGACGATGGGATTCGGTGTGGCAAAGAGGGTCTGCTCGGACGGCGGGTCGAAAGATTCCCACGCCCGCCAGCATGCGACCACCGACTCAGGGAGCGGCGTGGGGTCGACGTCTCGGGGGATGGGGCGCTCGACGGATCCGAAGACGAGGAAGCGCGCCAAGAAGCCGTCCTCGACGTGCGCCCCGCTCATAGCTTCGAAGAGCGGCTCCGGCGTCGTGGTCAGATAGAGCGACAGGCAAGGCTGCACAATCTCGGTGCGCTTGCTGAGGTCGGCATACGTCTTCGAAACCGCTATTTGATCCGCTTGCGAATAGAGCGACAGATACGCATCGACCTGGGCTTCGATGTGCGCCGGTGCATTCTTGGCGTTGAGACGCGCGAGCAGCCGCGATGCCTCGTCGATCATGAAAAGCGACGATTCGCAATCGGCGACCGCAGACCAGATGGCCGCGTCCGATGCGAGCTTGTCGTTCGCGACGCGCTTGAATGCGCCGATTTCAAAAAACAGGTCTTTGACGGTTTTGCGCGCGTGCTCCTTCCCGGCCCCAGTCGGCGCATGCGCGAGCACGTAAAGATTGCTGCGCAGCCCCGATTGCGTCCGCACCTTGCGTCCGACGACGGTGCCGAGCGCGACGAGGGCCGCGCCGAGAGCCAGCTCGGGCTGCGGGCTCGGGGCAGTCTCGACGAGGTGCCGCCAGAGCACGCCGAGCTGCCCGCCGATCGTATCGTAGAGCTCGGCCGGGAAGTCCCCAACGTCGCTCTCGGTCTCGGCCTCGGGCTCCTCGACGGTCTCGACGTGCTCCGGCTCGAGCTCTGCCTCGTCGCGCTTCTCAGCCGCCGCCCGTAAAAGCCCCTGCGCAATCTCGCGCCCGTCCATCCCGAGCACGGTCGCCATGCCGTATCCGCGCGCTCTGAGCGCCTCGGCGGCCAGCGTGAAATCCCCGTTATGCTCGAGCAGCGCGTATGCGCTGAACTTGTTATACCCGCGCACCTCAAAGATCGTGCTCGTTGTGTGGACGTAGAGATAGTCGCCGCCTCTGGCGTTCGTCGTCGCCGAGACCCCGAGCCGCTTCCCCGGCCGTCTCCAATGCGTGACACCGGCCGCGTTCGTCCGCAGCCGAGTCCACCCATGAGGCTCCAAAATCTCATCCCACGCCGCGCGCGCCACGAAGTCCTCGCCCGGTTTCAGCGAGTCGTATAGCGCACCCGACGATTGCCGCGACGGCGGCTCGTCTTTGACCGGCGACTCGTCAAGCGACCGAAAGACCGCGAGCAGCGCTTCGCGCTCGTCGACGGTCAGCGACACGATCGAGGCGAAGCCGCCTTCGACGAACTCATACGGAACGCCGCTCTCATGCACGCATGCTGGCGAGCCCGGTGCGACCGCATAGCTGCCCTCGCCGCGTGTCTCGACAAGGAGATTCTTGGCGCCCTCGTGACGCGGCTCATGCTGACATCGTGTGACGTCGCAATGCGCGAGCTTGCGCGCCGGCTCCGATGAATCGGAACGGAACGCGACGTGCCATCCGCGCGTCGTCCGCACTGTGTATCCCGCGACAACGCGGTCGAAGATGTTGCCGACGCCCATCTCCTCGGCAGCACGCCGCCCTTTGTCGAGGCCGTCGCGCGTCTCGATGTCGATGATCTCGAGCCCGCCCGAAACGCGGCCGCCGATGATGCCAATCGCACGACCCGCAAAGCGGTGCCGCGCTTCATCCTCGCCCATCGGCTTCTGCTGCCAGTGCCCCCATTTCACAACCGCTGGGCTTTTCGTCCCGTCGAGCACAATCGGCAGCACGCTGATGCCCGCCGCGAGCGCTTCTAGCGCCGCCTGGACGGCAGGGTCCACACTCTCAGCCGCGCTCATTTCGTCTCCTGGGTCATCGAGACGAACGTCTGCCCCTTGTGCTGAACGATCTCAAGGCACGACAGATGCGGGCAATCCTCGCACCGGAATCGAATGCGAGTCACGTCACGGCGCGTCGCCTTTTCGCTTGCAAACGCCGTGGATATGCCGGCCCGGTCGACGTGCACCCTAAGCGGCTCCGCTTCGCTTTCGCGCTTCCGCATCACGACCACGGTCTCGATCTGATGGATGCAATCGCCACCGCACGCCGGACATACGAGCACGTTCTCGCCGCCTTGGCGCAATAATCCCAACTCTGCTACATTCATTTCGCTGCTCCTTTTGAAGCCCCGCGCCTGGTCGGCAAACCGCGCGGGGCTTCGTCTATACTAGCCCGCCCGCGTCATCGCAACAGCAGCTCATCAAGCGACAGGTCCAGCACTTTCGCGAGCTGCGCGAGCTGCTCGACGCTCGGCGCCGCGTACCCGCGCTCCCATTCTGAGATCCTGGCGAGATGCACGCGCGGCGTGAGCGCCTCGGCGACGTCCGACTGACGCAGCCCGACGAGTCGACGCGCGCGACGTAGCTGCGCGCCGAGCCGCGCGCGAAAGTCCGGGGTGGTAATCATGACGAAAAGCCTACCGTCCGCGCGCAATCGCGCCAGCGCGGAAAGAAGTTTAGCAGAACGCTTGACCGTTAGCGTGGCTGCGTATATAGACTCTCTCGTCGCCGGTTGATTCCGAGCGACGACACGCCCGCACGATACACAGACACGAGGCGACACCATGACCGACGCACCGATTCTTCCCCCCGACGCCCTCACCGCGCTCGTCGAGCTCGCGCACAAGTGGGACAGCCGCGTGCGGCTGTCGTACAGCGAGCGTCAGTACATCTGCTGCGTCCTGAGCCGGCGCGGCGAGATCGCGCACGCATACGCGCAGCGCAAGACTGTCACCGAGGCCGTCGAGGCCGCGTGGGAACAGCTTGAGGAAGCCGAGATGCGGCATCTCGATTTCGTCGACGATAACGAATGCCCGTCATGCTACGGCAGCGGCGGCGGCCCCGACCTGGCCCTTCGCTGCTGGCATTGCAGCGGCACCGGCGTCCGCATCGGCGACTGACACCGACGAGCACTCTCACGAGTGCTCTGCCGTGAGAGCACGAGCCGCGCGCGGGAATCACCCTCCCCTTGACCCGCGCGTCCCCCCTTCGCCGCTCGTGCTCTCACTGCAGCGCATTTTCAAAGGAGGACAGCAATGGCATTCAATCTCGCAAGCATTCGTCGCGGACCTCAGTCCCTTCCCCCGCGCATCGTCATTTACGGCGAGCACGGGCTCGGCAAGTCGACCTTCGCGGCCGGCGCACCTGCGCCCATCTTTATCCAGACCGAGGACGGGCTCGCGTCGCTCGACGTCGCGTCTTTCCCGCTCGCCGCGCGTCACGAAGACGTGCTCGAAGCGGTCGGTGCGCTCTATGCCGAGGAGCACGAGTATCAGACGGTCGTGCTCGACTCGCTCGACTGGGCCGAGAAGCTCATCTGGAGCTACGTCGCGCGTCGCGCGGACAAGCAGAGCATCGAAGATTTCGGCTACGGCAAAGGCTATCAGCACGCCGCCGAGGCGATGGGCGAGCTCTTGGCCGGTCTCAACGCGCTTCGCACCGAGCGCGGCATGGCGGTGATTCTCACGGCGCACGCGCAGGTGCGGCGCTTCGATGACCCGACGTCGGCGAGTTACGACCGCTTCGAGCTTGCGCTCCACAAAGCCGCGAGCGCGCTCGTCTCGGAGTGGGCGGACGTCATCGCGTTCGCGACGCACGACACGATCGTCCGCACCGAGGAGGCCGGCTTCAACAAGCGACTCAAAAAGGCCGTCGCCAGCGACCGCGTTATACACGTCGAGCGCGCCCCCGCGTTCAACGCGAAGAACCGTTACGGGCTGCCCGCGAAGCTCCCGCTCTCGTGGGACGCCTTTTCCTCCGCGCTCGCCGACGCGCAGCGCTGAGCAACGCACCGACACCCAAGAAAGAGAGAAACGACAATGGCAGACCTCACCGGATTCAACGCAGAGGAAATCGAAGTCAGCACGTCTTACGACGCCATCCCGCCCGGCTGGTACCCAGCCGTCATCACTGAGTCCGAGATGCGCGAGACGCGCGCGGGCACGGGTCAGTATCTGGCCCTGACCCTCGAGCTGGTCGACTGCGCGTATGCGGGTCGCAGGGTCTGGACGAACCTCAATCTTCACAACCCCAATCCCAAGGCGGTCGAGATTGCTCAGCGCGACCTTGCCAGCATCTGCCGAGCGATCGGCATCATGCAGCCCCGCGACAGCGAGGACCTGCATTTCCGCAAGCTCGAGGTAAAGCTCGCCATTCAGCGCGACAACCACGACAGAAACGAGTGCAAGGGCTACCGCGCCGTCGAGGGCGCCGCGCCAGCCGCTTCGAAGCCCGCTGCCGCGCCGAAGACCTCGACACCGCCGTGGAAGCGCTGAGCTGAGCTGACGAGGGAGAGACCGATGGCCGAGCTACCGTCACACATGCCCACCGTCGAGGCGATCTTCCGCTCTTACGAAGAGCGCGCTCGTCACGACGCATCACGCGGCCACCTCGGCGGCTCGTCCATCGGTCACTCCTGCTCGCGGTATTTGTGGCTCGGCTTTCGCTGGGCCTTTCGCTCGTCTTTCGACGGGCGCGTGCTGCGCCTCTTTCAGACCGGGCACCTCGAAGAGCCGCGATTGATCGAGGACCTTCGACGCATCGGCGTCGAGGTGCTCGACAAAGACCCCGAGACCCGCCGCCAGTGGCGCTGCACGGCCGTCGGCGGGCATTTCTCCGGCAGCCTCGACGCGGTGCTGCATGGCTTGCCGCGCGCGCCGAAGACGTGGGCGCTCGCCGAGTTCAAGACGCACAACGCCAAGTCCTTCCGCGCGCTCCAGCAGAAAGGCGTCGAGCGCCACAAGCCCCAGCACTGGGCGCAGGTGCATACGTACATGGGCCTCGCCGGGCTCGAGCGGTGCCTCTACCTCGCCGTCTGCAAAGACTCGGACGCGCTCTACGAAGAGTGGATTCACTTCGACGCAAAGGTCCACGAGCGCATGCTCGACCGCGCGCGCTCGATCATCACCGCTACCGAGCCGCCCCCGCGCATCTCCGACGACCCGCTCTATTACGAGTGCGGCTGGTGCGACGCGAAAGACCTCTGTCACGACAACGAGCTCGGCGAGCCTCCGCGCGTCGCGGACGTGTCGTGCCGCACCTGCTGCTATGCGACGCCCGAAGTCGACGACAGCGACGCGGCGCGCTGGACGTGCGCGCAGACCGGCGGCGAGCTCACGCTTGCCGAACAGGCTCGCGCGTGCGGCGAGCACCTCATGATTCCGCCGCTCGTGCCCTGGGCCGAGCCGGTCGACTCGGGGGACGGCTGGGTGCTCTATCAGCTCAGACGCAAAGACGGCGCGCGCTTCGCGAACGTGGGTCGGACGTCGATTGCGCCGCTCGACGTGCCGCAGCTTGATTCGCGTGCGCTCGCGGCGGCGACGCCGGGGACGGTGCTCGATGAAAACGGAGGGAAAGATGACTGACTATCAGACATGGCTGGCGGGCCGATCGCGCATAGACGAGCCCGATGGGATTCATGGGGCCACGCTTCCAAATGCGCTCTTTGCGCACCAGCGCGACATGGTTGAATGGGCGCTTGCCCGAGGTCGCGCGGCAATCTTCGCCGACACCGGCCTTGGGAAGACGCTGATGCAGACCGCGTGGGCAGACGTGGTCGCATCGCGCGGGCGCGTGCTCATCCTGGCGCCGCTCGCGGTAGCCGAGCAGACCGTGCGCGAGGCGCGGCGCTTCGGAATCGAGTCGGTGTATCGCCGCGCAGACGCGGGCGACCGCATCACGGTCACAAATTACGAGATGCTCGAGCACTTTGACGCGTCGACGTTCGTAGGCGTCGTGCTGGACGAGTCGAGTATCCTGAAGAGCTTCACGGGTCGCACGCGAAACGCGCTCATTGACGCGTTCTCGCGCACGCCGTTCAAGCTCGCGTGTACCGCGACGCCGGCGCCAAACGACTTCACGGAGCTCGGCAATCACGCCGAATTCCTCGGCATCCGCTCGCGCGTCGAGATGCTCTCAGAGTACTTCGTCCACGACGGCGGCAGCACTCAGGACTGGCGCTTAAAAGGCCATGCGCGCAATGCATTCTGGCAGTGGGTCACGTCGTGGGCGGCGCTCGTGAAGCGCCCGAGTGACCTGGGCTACAGCGACGATGGCTTTGCGCTTCCGCCGCTGACGCACGAGGAGCTTGCAATCGCCGTCGATCACGAGGACGCCAAGGCCGTCGGCAGGCTATTCCTCGACGACGCGCGCACGCTGTCCGACCAGCGCGATACGCGGAAGGCAACGCAGTCCGCTCGCGTGCGTGCTATCGCCAATGCAATCGCGACCGAGCCCGACGAGCCCGCGCTCATCTGGGGCGAATACAATGCAGAATGCGACGCGCTGGAAGCGGCCATTCCTGGGGCCGTGCAGGTCGCAGGGTCGGATTCGCCCGACGAAAAGGCGCGCAAGCTACTCGCGTTCGCGGACGGCGAGATTCGCGCGCTCGTCACGAAGCCGAGCATCGCCGGATTCGGCCTGAATTGGCAGCACTGCGCGCGCGTTTACTTTGTCGGAGCGTCGCACTCTTACGAGCAGACGTATCAAGCGATCCGCCGATGCTGGCGATTCGGTCAACAGCGCGCGGTGGTCGTGCGCACATGCGTCGCCGAGACCGAGCGCGCCGTGATTTCTAACCTTCGCCGCAAGCACGATGACGCGGAGGAGATGGCGCGACAGATGCTCGAACACGTCAGTCGAGCAGCATACGCGACCCGCAGCGGCGCGCGCCGCATGTGGAACGACTATCAACCCACGATGACGATGGAGGTGCCGTCATGGCTCAAGTGATGGATCAGCAGATTGGGGAGAACTACGCGATCTACAACGGCGACTGCGTCGAGCTCGTGCGCGGGCTGCCCGACGAGAGCGTTCACTACAGCGTCTTCTCGCCGCCGTTCGCTTCGCTGTACACGTACAGCGCAAGCCCGCGGGACATGGGCAACTGCGCGGACGATGACGAGTTCTTCGAGCACTTCGCGTACCTCGCGACCGAGCTTCACCGCGTGCTCAAGCCCGGCCGACTCGTGAGCATGCATTGCATGTTGATGCCTACGTCGAAGGCGCGCGACGGCTTCATCGGACTGCGCGACTTCCGAGGCGACCTCATCCGTGCCATGCAGCGCGCCGGATTCGTCTTTCACTCCGAGGTCGTTATCTGGAAAGACCCTGTCACCGCGATGCAGCGCACGAAGGCGCTCGGGCTGCTCCACAAGCAGCTCAAGAAGGACTCGTGCATGTCGCGACAGGGCGTGCCGGACTACGTCGTGACGATGCGCAAGCTCGGAGACAACCCCGAGCCCGTGTCGCACACGAACGAGACGTTTCCGGTTCAGTCGTGGCAGAAGTACGCTTCGCCCGTCTGGATGGACATCGACCCAAGCGACACGCTGCAATATCGCAGCGCGCGCGAGCATGACGACGAGCGCCATATCTGTCCGCTCCAGCTCGAGGTTATCCGGCGCTGCCTTCGCCTCTGGAGCAACCCCGGCGACAACGTCCTGTCGCCGTTCGCCGGCATCGGCAGCGAGGGCTACGTCGCGCTTCAGGAGGGCCGCCGATTCGTCGGGTGCGAGCTCAAGCGCAGCTACTACGAACAGGCCGCGCGCAATCTCGCGTCGATCGACAATGGCGGCGACCAGCTGCGGATGTTCTGAGGGAGACGAGACATGAAATTCACGATTCAGCAGCAAGAATTCGCGCGCATCGTGGCGCGCGCATCCGGCGCCGCAGACCGCAAGGCGACGATGCCGATCCTCGGCACCATCCGACTCGGCGCGGATGCGGGGGTCACGGCGTCCGCCACGGACCTCTACATTGGCACCGATGCCACAGCGCAAGCGGATGTTACTGAACCTGGCGCGGCGTGCGTGACCGCGAAGACGCTCGGCGACGTGGTACGCGCGCTCCCGCATGGATCGGTCAACGTCACGTACTTCAAAGGCGCGCTGGAGCTCCGCTCCGGCAAGAGCAAGTACAAGCTCGCGACCATCGACGCCGACGACTTCCCCGCGCGCGAGACGCCGGACGGCGCCGAGTGGTGGGCCGTGCCCGGCGCAGACCTGTCGAGCGTGCTCGCGTCGAGCGCGTTTGCCGCGTCGGCCGACGAAACACGTCCGCACCTTGCGGCGGTGCTACTCGAATCGCGCGGCGGCAGGCTGCGCGGGGTATCCACCGACGGGCACCGTCTCGCGATTGCAAGCATTGCCGTCGATGCGCCAGATGCTCGCGCACTGGTGCCGTCGCGTGCCATTGCTGAGATTCGGCGGCTGTCCGATGTCAGCGAGTCGGTCGACGTGGCAGTCGTGGGTGACGTGATCTTCGCACGCGCCGACGGCACCACGATTGGCGCGAAGCTGGCCCAAGACGCATTCGTGCCATATGAGAAGGTGATCCCGTCCAAGCACGCGCGCGAGGTGCGCATTCTACGCGAGGACGTGATGGCTGCCATCAAGCGCGTCGCGCTGCTCGCGGCGGACAAGAGCACCGGCATCCGCGTCGAACTGGGACCTGGCGCTCTCACGCTTCGTGGAGTCAACGAGCGCGGCGAGGCTGTCGAGGAGCTGTCAGCGGACTACGCCGGCAAGGCGTGGTCGACTGGAGCGAATGCGCGCTACCTGCTCGACGCGCTGGGAGCCATGCGCACGGAGGACGTTGCCGTGAAATGCGGCGACGAGCTCGCGCCGATGCTCATCGAACAAGCGTCATCGCATGACGTCGAGGTCATGTGCATTGTCATGCCGATGAGGATTTGATGTGACCTTCGAGCTCCGCTGGTACCAGCGCGCCGCAGTCGACCGCGTCATCGCGTATTTCGAGGCGGGCATGACGGGTAATCCCTTGATCGTGCTCCCGACCGGCGCGGGCAAGTCGATCGTCATCGCAGCCTTTGTGCGCGAAGTGCTCTCGCGCTGGCCGGGCGAGCGATTCTTGATGCTCACGCACGTCCGCGAGCTCGTGGAGCAGAACGTCGCGAAGCTCGAGGCGCTACTCCCATTCGGCTCGGTGGGCGTCTACTGCGCCGGGCTCGGTCGAAAGGAGCTCGGTGCGCCCGTGACGGCCGCGTCGATTCAAAGCGCGATTCGACCCATCGAGACTGGCGACCTCGACGCCGACCTCGTGCTCATCGACGAATGCCACCTCGTGCCGAAAGCCGGCGAGGGTCAGTATCGCACCGCAATCGAGCAGCTCCGCGCGCGCAACCCTCACCTGCGTGTGATCGGCCTGTCGGCCACGCCCTACCGCACCGACACCGGGCTTCTCACCGAGGGCGACGGTCGCATCTTCACCGACGTCGTGATCGACGTCTCGATCCCGCGATTGATCCACGAGGGCTTTCTCTCGCCGCTCCGCAGCAAAGGCAGCCGCGTCGAGGCCGACCTCGAGAACGTCACCGTGCGCGCCGGAGATTACGCGCCTGGCGAGCTCGAAGCCGCGATGCTCGGCGGCGACCTCGTGCCGCGCGCAGTCGACGACATCATGCGCCACGCCGCCGACCGCTCGCGATGGCTCGTCTTTGCCAGCGGCGTGAGCCACGCGCTCGCCGTCGCCGCAGAGCTCGACGCGCGCGGCGTCGCAGTCGCCTGCGTCTTCGGCGAGACGCCGACCGCCGAGCGCGATGCGACGATTGCCGCATTCAAGCGCGGCGAGCTCCGCGCGCTCGTCAATGTCGGCGTGCTCACGACCGGCTTCGACGCGCCGGAGACCGACTGCGTCGTGCTCTTGCGTCCCACGAAATCGCCGGGGCTTTACTACCAGATGACCGGTCGCGGCTTCCGCATCGCGCCGGAGAAGCGCGACTGCCTCGTGCTCGATTTCGGCGGCAACGTGCGCCGTCACGGCCCGGTCGACCGCATCCGCGTTGACGGCGGCAAGGGCGGCTCGAAGAAGCCCGCGCCCGCGCCGGTGAAGACGTGCCCCGAATGCGACGAGTACGTTGCGCTTAGCGCGCGCGAATGCGCGTGCGGGTACGAATGGCCGCGCGATGAGCGCAAGCATGACGTGCGCGCAGACGACGTCGCGATTCTCGGCGGCGAGCGCGCAAGCGATTGGCTCGACGTCGACGGGGTCAAAGCGGTCCCGCATCTCTCGCGCTCAAGCGGGATGACGACGTTGCGCGTCGACTATCAGTGCGGGATGCGACGCTTCTCGGAGTATGTCTGCCTCGAGCACGACGGTTTCGCGCGCCGCAAAGCGGAGCAATGGTGGCGGCGCCTGGTCGGCTCCGGCGACGTGCCGACGAGCGCGGTCGCGGCCGCTGCGTGGCTAGCCGAGCGACCGTTGCGCGTGCGCCAGATTGAGGTTCAGCCCGATGGCAAGTACGAGCGCGTGACGGCGCACGTCAAAGACGAAGGAGGGTGTGATGGGTGACGGAAAACTTGACGCGCTGGTCTCGAAGCGCGCGCGCGAAATCGCCGAGCACTGCGGGCCGTTTTCAAGCCCGCATGAAATCTACGGCGTGCTCGCCGAAGAGCTTGACGAGCTCTTCGAGGTTGTGAAGCAACGCGATTCGATGCGCTCGACCACCAAGCTTATCCGCGAGCTCGTCGACATCGCGGCCGCGTCGCTTCGCGCGGCGAACCAACTCGCGTCGTCGCTCGACCACGACATCACCGAAGCCGAGGTGCGCAATGCTTGATGACGCGACGGCGCTGGTGACGAGGCTGATGCGCGAGCGCGACGAGGCGCGGGCGGAGGTCGAGCGGTTGCGCGCCGAGCTGAGTAGCGCCAGGCCTGCGCATACGCTGCGGAGCAAGCGACGTCACGAGGCCGAGGACGCGTGGACGGCGATGTCGTACTACCGGCGGGCGGCATTCTGGCGCGCGCTGCGTGAGTCGCTGACAGAGCGATACGCCGAGCGTGGCGGCGAGTCACCGGCGCAGATGATCGCACTGCGCGAGCAGTGGCGCGACGCGCTCGAGGCAGAGCGCGCGGTCAAAGAGGCGCTGCGCACGAAGGGGCGCTCGAGCGCGGCGCGATGGATTGCGCTCCCGACGTCGACTCAATCGCTCGTGCTGCGGCGCATCCGCCACATCTCGACCGACGTGAGGCGTGGCGTCGAGCGCGAAGCGGCCGCAATCGCGGCGACGATTCTGGGAGCGTGGTTGAAAGAGGAGGTGGGCGATGAGCTCGATATCAAGACTAATCGCAGCAATCGTGCGTGAGCAGGTCGGGCGCGATGGTGCGGAGGCGGAGAGCTGGCGGCTGGCGGCCCTTGCGGCGCGCGAGGAATACTCGGAGATCTCCGACGCGCTGCGCCAAGAGACGAGGCTCTCACTCGCACTGACCGAGCAGCGCGACGCTGCTATTGCCGAGCGCGACGCCCTGCGCGCCCGCTTCGAGGCGCTGCGTCCAGACCCTTCGATGCTGGCCCGCTCAGCGGTGGTCGCGGACTCACGCGACACGTCGTGCGCGCCGAATAGCTGCATCGATGTCATTCGGGAGGAGCCGACCGATGCCGATTGACCTGCGCCCCGCCGTCTATCTGTCCGCGCCATCCGCTGAGATTGAGCGCGCTCGCGAGGTGCGCGAGACGCTCACGCGACACGGCGTGCGCGTCGTGGGTGGCGACTGGATTGAAGAAGTCGAAGCGCTCGGCTCCGAAGCTAGCGGCGCCGCCGACAGAGACCTCGTACCGTGCATCTGGCGACAGTGGATTCGCCAAGCCCACGCGCTGCTCGTGCTCGCGCCGCTCGGCACGACGACGTCCGGCGTCTACCGCGAGCTCGAACAAGCGCTCAGCCTCGACGTGCCGGTGATCGTCTCGTGCTGCGCGCCGTACGAGCGCGTGCCGCTTGCGCTCCTCGACCGCGAGGCGCGCGTCCAAGGCCGCTGGCACCACGAGCTTGACGACCAATCGGCCGTGATGATGGCGGTGCGCGTGGCGCGAAGAGAGGCGCGGTCGTGACTCCGCGCTGGTCCGTCCGCATCGTCATCCTCGGCGACAGGTACGCCGTCGACCTTGAGCGGCGCGCCGAGACCGTGCGTCGCGCTCGACTGTCGACGCACGCGACCCGCGCCGAAGCCGAGGCCGCGCGCGTCGTCGTGCGCCTCGACCCGGCGGCGCACTGGCGCGAGCCCGTCAAGCGCGGGCCGAGGAGTCAGCGCGTGCGATGGTCGGTCGAGCAGCGGCGCGTGCCGAGCGGGCGCATCGTCGTGAGCCTGCGCCGATACGAGCAGGGCGAGCGCACGCGATCGTGCGTCGTGCGCCGCGTCGACACGAGCGCCGCTGCCGACAAGCTCCGCGCACAGATTCGTCGCGACCCTGCGGCGTATTGGCGCGAGCCCGCGCCCGAGCCCGAGCGGCAGATCGAAAGCAAGCGCCGCGCGGCCGCACGCCGCGTCGAGAGGCAGCGCCTCGACACGGCGACGAGCGCACCCGTGCGCCTCGACGACGGGCGCTGGGAGCTCGGCTGCGGGCTGCACAGCGCCGCGCGAGCCGTCGCGCGCTGCCCCGCGTGCGAGCGCGCGAACGCGGAGACACTCGAGGCGCTCAGCTCCGACCAGCTTGCCGCGTATCTGCGCGACCTCGCGCGGCGCGAGCGCGCGGTGACGAGGCGCGTCGAGGTGTACGGGAGCGCAAGCGGGCCGAAAAGCTACGTTGGAAAAGCGAGCAATAACTAGCACTTAGAAAATAGTTGTTTTTCTTTCTTGCTATTTAGGTGTGATGGAATCATAGTCTTTCTCGTCGGCGGGAGAGACCGCCACGAAACAAGGAGCCCGATATGCGCCGCCCAGCCGCCCCCACCCTCTCGAACCCCCTTAACAACGCCGTGGGCGTGATCTGCGGGTATCAGCTCCTTGCGGACGCGCGGGAGTCCGTCGGGTGGGGGAACCTCACCAAAGCATCCGCAGAGGTCCGCGACGCGGGCCGAATCCTGCTCGCGTCCATCGACGCGAGCGATTGCATGGGTCGCCACGAGGCCCGTTGCGCGATCCGGTCCGTGATCCACGACTCCGTGGACGCGGGTGTGCAGTGGGGACAGGAAGAAGGCCTTGCGATGATCGATGCGATCGAGGCCCTGGGGTGAACCTAGATGGCGGTGCGTCGCTCGAAGCGGACCCTGCTCCCCGCTTGACCCACTGAAGATGGCCCCGTGGCAGGGGCCGAAACGCCGAAAGGCGTCTGGGAAGCCAAAGAAGGAGAGACCATGAACGCGCGACAAAAAACCTGGGCCAAAGCCAACGGATTCGCCTACACCCGCTCCGGCGGATGGCGCCGCGCGGACGGTATGAGCATCGCCTGGTCTAGCGGCTGGCGAGTGCTCACGCCCGGATGCGGGTTTCATCCCACGCTTCGGGTGCCGGCGTGACCCGCAAAGGCCCCGGCCGCCCGGCCACCGGACGCACCCGAAAGGGCACCAGCGTCAGCCTAAGCGCCGACGAGAAGGCGCGTCTCGCCCGGTGGGGCGAGACCCTTTCGGCGGCCGTGCGCCGCGTGCTGGCGGTCGCTGAGGCCGCCGAGCAACGCGGCGACGCGCTACCCTGACACCGGGCGGGAGTCGCGCCTCTCGCTCACGCGACCCGCTGGGGATGGTCCTCGGCGGGTCGTCGTCTATGCGCGGCTATGCGCGCGGCGCGCTTAGACGTCGCCGAGCGCGAAGCCTTCTTGCGCGAGCTCGTGGAAGAGCGCGCCGCCGGGGTCGTCTTTTTTCGAGTGGACGTGCAGGTGCCCGATGACTCCCGCGAGCTTGACCCATCCGTGCGGCCCGCCGCGCCGTGACAGGCTAACCTCGCCGTTCTCGCCGGGGATGACGCGCGGGATGCCGAGCTCGCCGCACAGCGCCTCGACGAGCCAGACGACGCTGTGCATCTGCTCGGCTGGCCAGCGCAGGCATCGCACGCGGCGACCGCCGATGGTGTACGTATCGTGCTCGTCATCGGCGCGCGTCGGGTAGCCGCGCGAGACGACCTCGATGCCGATGCTGCCGTCATTCGCCACGCCGGCGTGCGCGCATCGCGTATCGTGCGTCGCGGTCTGCACGATGCGACCGGACGGCTCGACCACGTAATGGATGCTGAGCGCGTTTTTCGCGAGCGTGCGCACGACGCGCTCGGCGCCGCCGGTGCCGCCGGTCCAGTGGCACACAATGCGCGTCACAGCGTCCTGCGACCTCGTATTTCGATTGCACCCAGCGTGGAAGGCGTATTGTCCCTGCGCGTCGATCATGGGCACGACGCGGTCAGACTCGGGCGCGACGAGCCAGGGCGGGACTGTCACCCGAGCCCCCGCTTCAGCTCCTCGGCGATCTTCGCGGCCTCTTCGTCAAGCTCGAGCCGCGCCGCTCCGCGCTCGGTGAGCCGTCGCAGATGCGCGACGATTTCTTCGGGCTCGCGCCCCGAGCGTAGCACTTCGCGCACCGCGCCGAGCAGACCGCGCGCGACCGGGCCGCTCAGCCCCGGCAGCAGCTCACCGAGGAGCCGCCCGGCGAGGTCGAGGCCGACGCCGAGCTTCTCGCGCTGGTCAGTGTCGAGCAGGCTCACCGGTCACCTCCGCACGTCCATGACGGCAGCCCCGCCGGCAGTCTGACACCGAGCGCGTCGAGCAAGCGCACGACGTGCGCGACCGCTTCGACCGCCGACGAGAGCCGCTCGCACGCTGTGCGCGGCGCCGCGTCGGGGTCGCCGTCCTCGGCCCATGCGAGGAGCTCTGCGCCGGCGACGTCGAGCGCCGCCGCGCTCACGTCGAGGCCCGCTTCCGCTGCGCGCCAGCGCTCCGCGCGCTCGGTGACGCATGCGTCGATAGCAGCCGGGCTCGTCTCGCTCGAGCACGTCTCGCGCAGGTCGTCGCGTACCTCGCGCCGCACCGTCGCGACGGCGCCGCTCTGGAGCGCGTGCGCCACACCGTAGGTGGTCGTGGCACGGTCGAGCTTCGACGCGCCGCAGCCGCCGAGGAGCACGACGTAGGCGACAACGGCCGCGATCGTCAGCGCGACGCGCCACGGCGACTCGGGGCGCTCGATGGGGTCGAGGCGCGAGAGCTCGACGACGCGATAACGCGCGCTCACGACGGCGCCCGCTTGACTGCGCTGGGGCCGAGCAGACCGAGCCCGGCACCGACGAGACCAGACCCGACCTCGGCAGCGGTGTCGGTGACGAGGAGCGCGATGCCGCCGCCGATGAGGGCAAGCGATGCGACTAGAACCGACCAGTGAATCGACATGAAAACCTCACGACAGGTAGGGATCTTCCGCCCACTGAAACAGCGACCATTCGAGCATGACGGCCAGCGCCCACTCGAGCTCGACGACGTGCGCCGAGCCATAGCCGCGAATCACCACCTCGATCATCGCGTCGGCGCCAGGCGGGCGAGCTGCCGGACGTCTGACCGGACCTCGACGAGGAGCGATTGAATCGAGTCGAGGCGCTCCGACAGCACGGCTTGTTCCCGCGCGCGGTCGGCGTCGGATGCCGCCAGGCGGTCGACGCGCTGTGCGAGCGCAGCGGTTTCTTGCGCGACGCTCTCGACCTCGGCGGTCGTGACGGCGAGCGTCGCGAGCGCAGACCCGCCGACGCTCAGGAGCGTGACAAGGATGCCGAGCGTCCATTGCGGGATTTTGATCGATGGCGGTGGCTGGGTGGTCACGGGATATCCTCCGGCGCGGGGATAAGGGGCTGAATACTCTCGAACGACGCCACTTCGTAGCCGACAATCAGCTCGCCGAAAAGCCCGTCAGGAATCTCGGCTAGTACGTCTTCCATCAGAAACCAGCGCCCGTCCGTCATCGGAGCTGGGGCGAGTCTGTGCCGGCCCGATTGAGCCGCAATCAGCGTTTGCGCGTCAGCGTCGGTGAAGATCAGGGCGTTCATATTGTGATCCCGTACTTGTTGGCCAGGTATGAAAATCCTACGGTATGGCTGACGCGATGTCTGCAATTAGCGTTGTCACTCTGTTTTCCAAGAGTGACAGGTCCAGCGATTCGCCGACCGAATAGAACGCAATTTCCGCCCTGCTTAGAAGCGTGGCATTAGATCGAGAAAACACAAACACATTGAGCGCGGAGGAGGTTACGCTGTTCGTGTTTTGTGTCGTTGTAGTACCGCCAAGCCTCCAGCCGAAGTTTGACGAAGCGCTTCGCGATACGCCGAGAAAGGCTGGCGATGTCGGCGTGGGCGAACCAATCGCGGCCCCTCCTACGTTTCGGCTTCGGAAATACACTTGCGAAGACACATGAAGAACCTCGGTGATAGACGCGCCGAAAGAAGACGCGCCGCCTGAAATGTAAGCATACGAGCTGGCGCCTGACTCCGGTGTCGTTGTGTAAACCGCGACGTGCTGATCGTTTTGAGGGTCGGCGTCGCAAGCTCTGTTCGTGTCCAGATACTCGCTCCCGGTTCCCGTCAAACCGGTTTTGCGGTCGTAGTCGCCGGAGACAAAATTGTGGTTTGTCGGTGCCGTGCCAGCAAGCGGTGTCAGCGCACCATTCAGGTTATCCCACCCCGCCATAATGCAGGATGCCTTAATGGCGTTCCACGTTCCGTCAGCTTTGCTGCCCGTAATGAATGCGTCGATGGCGTCAACGAGGTCTTTTACTTGGCTCATGACAGTGACCCTCCTGCTGCGTAGCCGCGATTGACATAGGCCACGGTGTCGGCGTCGTAGTCACTTGCGGCAAGGCCAGTGTTGATACCAAACTCAAGTGCGGCAATCAGCGTAGAAACGCGAGATTCGAGCAGCTCCAAATCGAGATCTTCGCCGATGGAATAGAAGGCCAGACGGGCGTCGGTCGGAGAATGCGGCGGCGTGGTGCCTCGGTCGAATATCTGGATGGCCGACGCGGAGGGTGTCTCGGACGCGCGGGTAATCACTGAGGTCGTGGCGTTGTCTCGCAGGGTGTAGGTAGCAGAGTTGTCTCTGCTAAAGCCCTTGAACCCCAAGATGAAAGCGCTTGCCAAAGTGTTGTTGTAGGTCGCCGACCGATTTCTGACGTAGATATTACCGTCGGTGTTTTGCAAGAAATTGTTGGCGCCGGTAGTCGGACCAGCGTCCGATGCCATAAAGAACCGCAGACCAGAAGTCGGGGCGGCCGTCACATAGAAGGCGTTATGGTTATCGTCCTGCGGGTCGGCATTATTGGCTCGGTTGCTGCTCAGGTACTTTGTGGTTCCATCGCCAACCAACCCCGTTTTTCGGCTGTAGTCGCCAGACACGAAGTTGAAGTTTGTCGGCGCCGCGCCCACCAGGGGCTGCAATGCGCCGGACAGCGTCCGCGCACCGGCGAGGATGCACGACGCTTTGATGGCGGCCCAGACGCCATCGGCCTTGCATCCGACCACAAAGTCGTTGATTGCAGTTTTGACCTCGGGCTCCAGGCTTTGATCGTCTCCGCTCGGGCCTTCGACGCGATCGAAATACGCTTGCGCGTCGGGGTCATACGAGGGAACCGGGACTGCGCCCCCGCCGAGCGTGAACCGCGTGCCGGGGCGGCGAAGGAGGCCGGTGCCTGCGAAGCGCCTCGACATCACGCGACCTTCGGCGAGGAGCACCAGACGTGCGCCTCGAAAGCGGCAGAGCCGTCGGCCGCCTGCACGCTCACGAACTGCGAGCTCTGCTCGACGTACCAGCTGAAGCTCGCGCCCGCCGAGAGGTAGACATCGGTCGTGTCAGCCTCGGGCGCTGTGGCACCCCAGCGAGCTCGCACAGCGGTGCCGGCGACCTGCAAGGTCGCATAGCGCCCGACCGGCAGCGCGGTCGCGTTCGCGGCGCCCGTGGCGCCCGTGCCGGAGAGACGCTGCGGCTCACCCGCAGCGACGGTCGTCGCGTCGACGGTGCCGGTGTAGATGGGCGCGGTCGCGAAAGCAGCGGAGATGAGATTGGTCGACATCGGAATCCTCAGGGTGAGAGTAGCACGCGATCATTCGTAGACGATCCAGCCGGCGACGTAGACCGTGCCGGCTCCAGCCGACCGACGCGAGTCGCACGTCAGCTCGTCCCAGGTCGCCGATTGCAGCCCGGTCGCGGTCGATAGGTCTTCACAATCGACCACGAGATCGGTGATTTCGTTCGACCACGCCGGGGTCGTATTCGTGAAGCTCACGGCGGAGCTCGCACCGTTGACGCTCGACTCGACTCGGAACTCGCCGGTCGTGCCGCTCGTGACCCAGCCGTAACAGCGCGCTTTGACGGTGCGCGTCGTGTCGCCGACGCGCTTCTTTCGCGCAAGCACCGGCACGCCATTGCCGCCGACGACGGGCGCGAAGGTCGCGCTCGTCGAGTCTGTCGCGTAAGTCGTGATCGTGCTCGAGCCGTTTGAATACGGCACCGCATGAAACGCAAGCGTGCGCGTGCCGAACGTGTCATCGGCGAGCGCATCGGCGAGCGCCTCGACACTGGCCGCTGTGATGGGCTGCCCCGCCGCTAGTGCCGTGGTGTCGATGCCGCCCGCGCTCGCGGTCTGCTCGAGGTACGCACGCGGCACTTCGTAGACGGCGATTGATTCCACGTTGGTATCGGTAACCGGCACAATGACATCCAGATTGATATCAATCGCGGCCGAGCTGTAAGCAGCTCGCGGTGACACGCTCAGCAGTATCGGGACCGGCGCGTCGACTATCCCTGGCAAGACCGATGAGACGTTCTTGGTCGCGACCATCGCAACCAAGTCGATTGCCGAATAACTCGGCAAAATGCGAATCGCATAACGAAACGTCGTGCTTTTGTTCGCGGAATGCTCGGGCTTGAACGTCGGGATGTTTTGACGCCCACGACCAGCGACCCAGTTTTGAACCGCCGCCGCGCGCTGCCAGTCGGTCGAGGCGACAGGTGCGCCAGCGACGATGGATGTGAACGAGATCTTTTCTCGGAACTGCGGCACGCGCGAAAGGGTCATAGGTCAGGGTCCGATGTATTCGGCGGCATGTAAGCCGCTGATGAGCGCCGATGTCGTGGAGCCAGAGCCGGTAGACCTCTGCGCCATCACCACGATCTTCGCCGCATCGTAGCTGACGCCTACCGCTGCGCCTCCGATCTCCCTGCGCGTGCTGCGCGTGACACCGGATATCGCTTCGCTGCCCGAGACCAGACTAATAGTCGACGTCGAGAGCGTGAGCCATGCGTGCGACGTCGAGCTCGAGCTCGCGGTGGTCGCGACGGGAGTGCCGGCTGTGATCGCATCGTAAGCAGCGTCGACGCTCTGATTCCCTCCGATCACGCACACCGCGAAGTCGACCGTGCCGGCGACACCGGCAGCGGCCCGAAGCCGAATCCGGAGCTTGTATGCGCTGCCGTCGCCGTTGAATCGAATCGGCAGCGCCGCGCTTGTCCAGACCGCGTAGTAAGTCACGGCTTGCGTCAGGACGCGGCTCACAGACCGCGCATCGGCCACGCGCCAGTTGACCAGCACCTGGCCGCACGAATCGGCCGAGTGCATGACGTTGCTCATCACGGCGCGCGACTGCGCGGCATCGACCGGATCGTAGTCTCCCCACTGCGAATCTTGATACCGGACGAGTCCCTCGAAGAGTGATGTGCTCATGCCGCATACTCCCGCGCAGGATCAAACCCCCCGATGCCATCGTCGAGGCGTCGCGAGCCGTCTGCGTAGAATGCGAAGCGTTTTTGCGATGTCGTTAGCGTGCCGTCCGAGTAGTTGGCGAAACGCAGATATCGCGTGCCGCTCAGCGTCGGCGACAGATCGAAGGTCACACGGAGCTCAGACGCGCCGTCATTGACGGCGTCGATGACGCACGTTTGCGCAGTCTGCGTCGTCGCATCCCAGATGAGCAGATACAGCTCGTCCCCGACCGAATAGAAGTCCGACAGCACAGCGGCCGGCGGCGCCATGCTCACGCCGCTCGGGTCATCGAAGACCACGCTGAGGTCGTATTGATTGCCGCTCACGACGGCCGACGAATCGATGAATACGCTCGGCGCGTAGCCTGCGGTCTGCGCTTCCGAGACGATGAGCGTGAGCGTGCCGGTCTCGGTGGACAGATCCCAATCCCGACCGATCACAAGCCCCACCGCAGGCTGCTCAGAGCCCTGTCCTACGCCTCGTCGACCGGTGAAGACGTTAGGGATGCGCGGCGAGCGAAGGCCGAGCACAGAGCCGCACAGCGCCGTGGTGAGCCACTCGGAGGACACCGCCACTTTGACGATTGAGTATGGTCGCCCGAAGATCGCGAGCACGCGCCGCGCGACGTCGACTGCCGAGACGTAGTCCCAGGTGAAGTCGGCCGGGTCCAGAGACAGCGGAGCGATCTCGAGCTTGCGCGTCGCCTTGCGCGTCGACAACGCCGTCACGTCGCGAATGACAAAGGTGGTCCCTTCGTGGTCATCCTCGAGGATTGAATAGCCCGTTTTCATCTCGGCGACGTTGATGGATCCATCGGTCGCGTTGCGCTCCCACGTTGGCGGCTGGTCGCTCACGAGGATGTCGCCATCGTCGAGGGTGCCGGCGAGAATGGCGGTCGACGTGGGGAGCTCGAGGTATGACAGGCCGATCTTGCCGTCCGATTCAAGGCGGGGGAACACGCCGAAAAGACGGCACTCCTGCGCCACGAGCTCGTCGAGGTCAATCTCCCCACCGACGATGTACCGTCTCGATTCGAGAAGCAGCCGCCCGCTCGCGGCGCGGTCTGCAACGGTGGTCCATGACGCAAGATCTTGCGTCGTGATGAACGGCATCGCGCCGGCGTTCGCGAGGTCGGGCGCAAGCGTCACAAGCCCGTCGCGAAGATCACCGATATTGCCCTCCGCAATGCGACGACGGAACGATAGCTTCGGCAGTTGGCCAGGGTACATGTGCCGTGAATCGACCACGCCGACTCGCGCCCATCCCTCGTCTGCATCCGCATTGCGCACCGGATAAGCGCCGCTCGAAGGCGTGCCCGAACCCCATTCAATCTGCACGTCATAGTCGCCAATCGAACCGAGCGCGACCGCCGTCAGATTCAAGTCGGGGTAAATGCGCTGCGGCGAATACGGCTCAGCGCCACCGCCGATACCAGCGCCACCGCCGACGATGCCGCGCGGCACCTTGCCCTTGCTAGTAACGCCGCCATCTCCTGCGACGATGACCCACGGGTGCGGCGCGCTAGGCGTCGCGATGGTGCTTCCCCAAGGATTGATGAGCGCGCCCTCGAGCTCTAGTCCGGGGCCGAATCCGCCAAAGGTGCCGAGCAGAAGATGTCGAGGCTGACCGGCATCGGGAATCCACCGAATCCCCCAATGACCAGAGTCCTGCACCTCGACGAAGATGTCGGCCGTCCGACGTGCGAGACCGAATGCCTGCTCGACCTCGACCACGCCCGTCGTGCCCGCGACGATGCCAGTCGTGCCCGCGCCGCTCGTGTTGCTCGCCTGATCAATCGCGAGCTGAATATCCTCGCACCATTGCTCCTGCGTCTCCCAGAAGCCGTGCATGCGAATGATCGCGGTGCGATCGTGAGAGCGGCCGGAGAGGATGTCGTCGCCGTTGCTCTCCAGGAACTGAAATCGAATAAACTCGGCCGCCGGATAGTAGATGCCGCGAATCGTCGTCGGCTCATCGAGGTCGGTCGCAATCGGCTGTTTCAGTAGCGAGACGATCGAGTCAATCGTGATCGTCCACGTCGCGCCGTCATCTTCGAGGCGCGCATCCGTCGAGCAGACCCCGCGCCAGACCAGCGTGCCGTCACCTTGCAGGTCGTCGCCGTCGACGTAGCGGTACAGGTACGCGCGACGCCCTTCGAGCGTCGTCGGCCGCGTCACTGTGACCTTCGGCGTCACGAGCTCTTCGCCGTCGCTCGTATAGTGCGCCTGCGCGATGGTCTGCCACCACCCGCGCCCCGACGTCACGTCGATCGTATCAGCGCCGCTCGTGCCGCTGACGAGCATCGCTTCGGTGCCGATATGGATGACGTCGTTGGTCGTGACGACGCTGTTGTCCGCGACGGTGATCGAGGCGTCGATGGTCGACACGTCCGCCGTCAGCCAGGTGTACTCCTGCGGCTGTTGCGCTAGCCACTCGCACCAGACTTGATCGACCTGACGATCGACGATTGAGACCGTGACGCCGCCGGCTTCGATTTCACCGCGCGCGATGTCGCATTGCTCTTGAATACGCAGCCCGTCTCGCAAGAGCCCGACGATGCGATAGCGCGAGATATCCGGCGACAGCCGCTCCATCGCCGGGTCCGTCACCGCTTCGATGCCGAGGCCCTCGATGATGAGCCGATACGCGGTCGTGATGCCGTAGGTCACGACTCAACCTCCCGCATGACAACGCGACCATCAACGATGACAGGCTCTCCGTTCTCGTCGAGGACAGGCTCAATCGTGCGCACGTCGGGCGCATTGGGGTCGACCGCCGTCACAGCCCATCGGCCATCCTCGAGCTCGATGGGGAACGCCCACGCTTTCGCGGCGCGACGCTCGCGCGTGCCATCGGGGAGCGCGACTTCCTCGGTGCCGTCGGGATTGCGAGCGGCATCGATTGCGGCAATCGCGTTCTGCGCGAGCTCGCGCGTCGCGTAGACATGCACTCTCACGACGTCACTCCGGTGTGATAGGTGAGCAGCGCGCGAAGATGCGTGCGCTGGTCAGACGTCAGAATCGGGCCGCAATAAAACGCCATCAGCTCGCTGTTGCTCGCATTCGTGCCCGCGCCATCGGCGAAGACAGAAAGCGTCTCGCCATCGCTTCTCGAAGTCACCGTCGCCGATGCAGTCGCCTCGACCACGCCGGTGCGACGCGCGTTGATCGTGCTCGGCGTCGCATCGCCTGACCAGTGCAGAAGCGCCGTAGTCGAGTCAAGCAGAGGCTCGACGTTCGCGCCGCCGCTTACTGTGATTCGGTAAGTGCCTCCGGCTCGTTCACTAATATGGAATCGCGATACCGAACCAACGCCGTATGCGACCCACCGATCACCAGCAGAGACATGCGCGACTAGACGAGCCACGCCGCCCCACTCGTAATCGTCGAACGCACTGCCCTTCGTCAGTGTGCCCGTGAGCACGTCGTCGGTGCCGTCGCCAGTGATGAGCGGTCGACTGCCCGGCCCGCCGGTCGCTGAGTACGCCGGACGCTGAGATGCGCTCGGGGCCGTCAGCGTCACCGAGATGCCCCCCAGGCTCGAGGCCCATTCGTCAACGTCAGAGCCGACAAGCGTCACGCCTGCAGTCGAGATGCCGATCGCAGTATCGGCAAGATAAGTCGCGTGCGCGAAGACCAGGGCGTTCGACGCGCTCGGCGAGCTCGCGCCCGCAGCGTTGTTCGCCGTAACGAGGCAGGTGATTCCCGTCCCGATGCCCGCTGTGCCCGGCCCGATATCGGCCGCGACGACAGTGTAAGTCGCCGACGTCTCGCCGCTGATGTCCGCGCCGTCACGCTGCCACTGGTAGCTGTAGCTCGTCGGCGAGTTGGTCCACGACCCGTCGGTGGTCGAAAGCGTCTGACCAATCTCGACCGTGCCGCTTGCGACCGGCGCGACGAGCACAGACGGCGGATTGATGAGCGCACCCCGATTGATCGTGAGCAGGTCAATCGACCACCGGCCGTCCCAATCTTCGCTCGCGCGCGCCGGCTTGAAGCGCGCACCTCGAGGCCCACGCAGCACATGCACCGTGTTGCCCGCATCGTCGAAGACGGCGAAGGGATGGATGCCTCGGCTGTGCTTGAAGAACGCTTCCCACGTCCACGGCACCGCCGTGAGCGCCTCGAGCTCGAAGGTCGCGGCGAGCGTCTCGAAGGGTACCGTCCAGTCGTCGTAGAGCGGCGCCACGCTGCGCGCCGAGGCGTAGGTCGAGCCGTCTTCCGCCTCCGCTTGCGACGTGATGTCGTCGCCCTCATAGACGCGCGTCCAGCCGCTGCGACCGCCCATCGCGCCGTCGATCACATAGTACGGGCGGCGCGTGCCCGAGAGCGACGCAGCCGTCGAGCTCGTCGTCGTGTTGCGCGTGAAGCCGAGCGCGTCCGCCATGCGGTTTCCCGCTGCGGTATTCGGGAAGGTCAGGTCGAAGTTAGCGGCCGCATTGCTGATCGTATAGAGCAGCGTCGACGTCGACCACGTCACCGTAAATGCCCCGCTCGACGCGCCGCTCGCGTCAAGCGCCGTTTTCAACGCGCCCGCGAAGTCATCGTAATTGCCGGTGCCGAGCACGCTGGTCAAATCCGAATGACAATAGGTGCCGGTCGTGATGGACACGGTCTCGGTGCTGACGTTGCCGACGACGGTGAGCGTGAACGTCCCCAGCGTGTCGACGCTCCAGCCGCTTTCGATGCGATGGGTCACGAGCCGAACCTCCGACGCGCCGCCCTCGACGCGCGCTCCTGCTGTCGACCGATTTCCGCCTCGGCGACCGGCGAGTTGAAGTTGACCACGACCGTGCCGCCACCGCCACCACCACCACCGCCGCTGACAGCCTCGGGGCCTTGTCGGCCGCCGCCACCGCCACCGCCACCTCCACCGCCACCCGCATTCGGGATGGCCGCAGACGCGCCGCCAGCGGCCGCAGCGAGCGCGAAGTGGATGCCGGCCTCGGCGAACTTCGCGGCGGCGTTAGGCTGGTTCGTGACGGCCGAGCCGATGGCTTCGGCGGTCGCCGCCACGCCCTTGTAAGCCGACTGCAAAGCGAAGCCCTTCAGCCATTCGTCGACCGCCGTTTTGAACGCATCGCCGACCGATGCGTTGCTTTCGCGTTGAATCTCGGCGGTGCGCTTGGCGATGTCGAGGACGCCCTCGAGACCGGCGTTCGCGCGCGACGTGATGCGGATGCGGTCTTCCTCGATTCTCGTGCGCTCTTCCTGCTCTTCGCGCTCCTCTGTCGCGAGCTGCTTCGCCTTGCCGGTTTCTTCGGCAAGGATGCGCAGCCGCTCGTTTTCGCGCTTCTCGGCGGCGGCCGATGCGCGCGCTGCGGCAGCCTTCGCGTCGGCGGCGTCGAGCTCCGCTTGCGCAATCTCTTTCGCGATGCGCAGCCGTTGCTCCTCTTTGTCGAGTAGCTCGTTCGCGATTTCGAGCTGCTTCTGCTCGATCGCGATTTGCTCAGCTTTGGCGCGCGCAGCGGCTTCAATAGCCTCGCGCTCGGCGTCGCGCGCCCCTCCGCCTCTGCGAGATGTGGGCTCGGCTTGACGCCGCGCGAGCTCCATCTCGACCTCGGCCTCCTCAATGTCGGCCGCGATGTTCTCGCGTTGCACCTCGGCCTGTTGCTCGCGAAGCCGATTCGACTCGCGGCGCGCGTCCGATAGAGCCTTGATTGTGGCGGCAATTTGAGAGATGCGCGACGCGTCCTCTCCCATCAGCGTCGTGCGAAGCGTGCTCTGTACGGTCTCTGCTGTGCGACCGTATCTTTCAGCGTCGTTCAATGTGCGAAGCACACTGATTTGCTGAGCGTCCGAGAGCCCCGACCGGAGACGGGTCAGGTTCGCAAGTAGGGTGCCGGCGCGCTCTTCCTGCTGCCGTATCTGACCGCCGATTTCCTCTTCGCTCGCGAAGCCCGCTGCGATGCGGCGAGCGCGGCCAGCCTCGGCGGTCGCACGACGCACATCTGCGATGAAGTCGTCGAGAGACCTCGAGGTTGCCGCAATCGCTTGCGCAGTCCTATCGGCCTCCTCGGAGGTGTCAGACAACGCGTTGATGAGCGCCGGCATGACGCCAGCGACCGCGCCGACCACGGCGCCAATCGGCCCCATCGCCGCGTACATCGCAGCCGCGCTCGAGGCTGCCGATCCGAGCGCTTGCCCGACCGGCCCGAGCTGCGCGGTCATGCTGCCGAATGCCGAGCCGAGCGCGGCCGCCGCCGCCAGGTTTTTGTTGAGCTGCTCCGCGTTGTTCTTCGCCGCCGCCTCAGCCTTCGCCTGCGCGTCGGCCGCCGTGCGGAGCGCGGGCGCCATCTGCTGGCTCGCGGCGGTCCCCACGCGCTCGGTGCTCGCGCGTAGACGCTCCAGCGTGGCGATGGCCGACTGCGCATCGACCTCGACCTCGACCTCGTATTTGGCCACGAGCTACCGCCTTCGAAATTGGGATTGAGCCTTCGACGAGGCGGCGCGCGCGGTGCGTGCTGCGTCCTCTCGTTTGCGTCGCGCGGCGAGCGCGCGATCGACGGCCCGATCGTAGGTCATCACCGCCCGGAATAGCAGCTCCGGCGGATTCGTCGCCGCATACGCCGCGAGATTCGTGTGCCCGCCGCTGCGCGCCACGCGATACCCGTCGAGCGTCGAGGAGATGAGCGGGTCAGAGAACACGCTGTGCGGGCAGCGCTCGGGCGCCGCGCCGCACTCGCGTTCGATCGCAGTCGACAGAGCCCGCGTCGCCTGCGCCTTCGCGTGGTCGAGAGGTGTCGTGCGCAGCGGCACGAGCCCCTCACAGTCGCATTCCCACGCCGCGCGCCACGCCTGCCGCTCGCGGTCTGAGCCGCCCCAGGCGGCGTTCAGCCAGGGCCGAGACGGGTCGCGGCGTCGGCCGCAACCGCCGAGTGTGGCACCCTGTTCATCCAGACGTGCTGCCACCCAGGCGGCAGCGCAAAGCGCGCCTTCCGCGCTTTTCCCAGCAGCGCCCTCGTGTAGCACAGCGAGCCGATTTCCCAGACCTCGGCGGGCGAGAGCACGTCGAGCTGCTCCGCACGCCAGCGCTTGCGAATCGCGCCGTTCGCGAGCGCGTCCTCGCGCGCAGGTTCGAGGATTGACCCATCTTCCATCTCGATGCGCGTCACGCCGCACTCGAAGGCGCGCCACGCGACCTCGAGCGGCACCGTCGCGTCTTCGAGGAGACTCGGCGCGACGTAGCTACGAAACGCCATCATGTCAATATGCCCCAGGTGGAACCATCGCGCGCGGTGACCTTCGAGCACGCGCACGAGCTCAGGGTCACGCTCGCGTAGATAGGTCACCACGACGGCGTCCATCGCTTCGAGGTCTAGAGCAGGGTCCGAGAGACTAACGACCTTCAGATTTTCGAGTGCCATGGTTGCTTTCCTCTTCCGCTCCCCAGCGGATTCAATGGCGCGTCACGCGCCGAAATGCAGTCGGATGGCCGAGCGCATGATCTCAGTCGACGCATCATCCGTCGCGCCGTCAATCGTCGCCTCGAATGTCACGCGCTGATACGCCAGCCCATCTTGATTGACCGGCTGCACGTTGACCACCTCCGCACGCGGCAGCGAGATGGTGACCGCCTTGCCAGCGCCGCTCGTCCCGATTTGCCACTCGATGTGGTAGTCGTTCAGCGCGTCGCGGTTGTCGAACCAGTCGTTGTTCTCGTGCGGGATATTCATGCTCATCCGCGCGATGGGCACCACGCGATTTCGGCGCCAGCGATAGGCGGTCATCCCGCCAGCCTGCGGCGCGGTGCCGGACGGCGAGCGCACCGGCACGAAGATGGGGCCCGAGAGCTCGAAGTCGATTTGCGCCGCGTCGTAGAGCGTGCGCGCCGTGCCGGTGTCATACGCTTTGATGCGGAGGAAGCCCTCGGTATAGATGTGCTCGGTCTCGCCGTAGGTCGCAGCCGTGATCGCCGCCGGCGAGAGCTCGACCCAATCCGCGAACGTCAGGGTGAACGTCACCGTAGGAATCTCGCCGAGCGGGAAGGCGAAGGTCGGCGCGGCCGTGAGCTGGCCACCGACGAGCGCGAAGCGGTTGTCGCTCTCCTTGCCCTCGACGAGACACGCGATCGACGTGTCCGGGTCTTCGGTCAGGTAGAAGGTCGTCGCGCCGCGCGCTGGGTTCGTATTCGACGGCGCGGACGGGTAAGCCTGGTGAAGATTGACCGTCAGCGTCGAGATGTTGTCGATCTCATGCAGATGGTAGACGCCGCTACCGTCGACCCAGCCGATCGCACCGCCAGACGAAAAGCCCGTCGCGCTTGTGATCGTCGGCGCCGCTGCCGTGCCGCCCGTGAACGTGGTGTTGGCATTCGAGTCGTCAGCGCCACCGAACGCGCTCTTTAGCAGGATGCCCAAGCCCCAATCGGTGAACGCCGGCGACGTCGACTGCGACCCGACCGCCGCGAGCGGGACCGTCACCGTCAGCGTTGCCATGCGCGGCCCGAGCACGACCGGCGAGCGCGCGTCCATATACTGCTGGACGACCTGCGGATTGAGCGGGTCGCGATTCAAAGCGAGCTGCGCCGAGCCCTCCTGAAACGGCAAATCTGCCGCGTCGCCGGGAAGCGACCTGTCGGCAAACGCACTGTTGGCCTCGGTGTAAACGGCGATGCGCTGGAGCGCGAAGACCTCAATCGACATGAGTCAATCCTTTCAGACGGTGGCAGTCGCCACTCGAGCGGCGCCCTCAAACGAATGCACGGTGATGATGCGGCCGTTCTGTCCCTCGGCAGTCTCGAGGTCTCCGACCGCACTTCCGGTGTGCCGCAGCATACCGGACACGAGACCCGTCGCCGTGCCCGCGACGGTCGCGCTGAGATTGCCAGGCCAGCCGAGCGCTTGCGCCAGCCTCGAGGAGTCCTCGGCGGCCAGCGCACGCAAGGCCGTGCGCACGTCGGCGAGCAGCGCGTGCTCGGTCCCGACATAGCGGGTCACAGTCACCTCGAGCTCGAGCGCATACAGAGTGAAGCTTCCCTGCTCCGGCGGTCGCGCGCCGTGCGGCTCGACGCTCGTGAAGCGAGGCTCCGCGCGCGGACGCACCAGCGCCTCGGTCGAGGCCGCCGCTTCGCCCTGCGTCTCGTGCGCACCGGGCCGGTAGGTGTCCGCCGTGATGATGCGCAGCGACCCCGCAGCGTCCTCGCAGACCTCGCGCACGGCGGTCAGTATCGCGGCGGCAGCTAGCTGCGCCATCATCCACCCCCTGCGCCGCCGCGATTGCCGAAGCCCGCCATGCCGGTTTTCTTGCCCGCGATGTAACTCAGCGCTTCGCGCATGGTGCGCTCAATCCACTTTCGCGCCGACCCGCCGTCAAACTGCGGCGTGCCGGACGCATCCGTTGGCAAGAACGCGCGGCGCGGAATTTTTCGCGTCCCGAACTGGTGAAAAGGCGCGTAGCTCGCCGCCGAGCCGGCGACGCCGAAGACCACCGCCTTCGCTTCGCCGCGCGTCGCGATGCTCTGACGCAGGAGCCCGGTGTCGATGAGCGGCTTCCCGCTTCGCTTGCGACGACGCTCGATCGTCGACTCGGCGAGCGGTCGCCATGCCTCACCGTTGGGGCTCTGCGACCGCGTGAAGCTCATCGTGATGACAGAGCGCAGCCGCTCGGCCGCCGGCTTCGTGACCGGCGTCAGGTCCGCAGCGCGAGCGGCCATCGCCTTGAAGTCGCGGGCCATCTCGTCGAGCTCGCCCGTGTCGATGTCGACCTGCATCAGTAGACCCCGCGCAGTCGACCGACGAAGACGGGCGCGTAAGGAGAGCTCGTCGAGGTCGAGTCGGTGAAGCGCACGCCGCCGACTGCGCCGCGCGCGTCGGCCGTCAGCTCGGGCACCGGCAGGTCGCCCGTGCGCGCAGCCTCGATGAGCGCGCCGATGATTGCCATCGTCGCCTCGGGCGGCGTCTGCTGTTTTCTGCCGTATGCGAGCTGCGTGAACGCCGAGAGCGCCAGCGCTTTCGCCATCTCGACGCCGGTGCCGTCGCTCTGCGCGCCGAGGTCATAACCGGCATTCTGCGCGCTCGCGCGTGCGAGCGTCGACGCGAGCTCGAGCGCACGGTCGCGCGCTGCGGTGCTCAGCACGCCGTTGTCGGTGAAGAGCGCCGCGAGGACGTCGCTGCCCATCACGGCGTCGACGTCAGCGGTCGTGATGTAACGGACAGCAGCCATGGGTCACCTCGATCGCGGTAGTGGCGCGGCCCGCCTACGCCGCGAGACGTAGACGGGCCATGCCGGGGGAGGGAGCAAAGAGGAAAGCAGCCCATGACAGCCGCTTCCCAGCGCCTTGCGGCGCGGGGTCATTCGTCGGAGACGACCTTACGCGGACGGCCTCGACGGCGAGGCATGACCTCGACGTCCTCGGCTTCGCTCGCGTCGGCCTCTTCGACCTTCGGCGGCGCGACGCGCGCCGTCATCTGCGATTGAACGCTGGCCATCACCTGCGCGAGCTTGCGCTCCTCGTCGGTGAGCGGTGCGGGGATGGAGTCTTCGATCACCTCGACGCGAGCGAGCGATCCGCCGCCCTTGCCGTGGCGCGAGAAGAACTCCGCCGCAGCAGTGTGCTTGTCGCCACGCTTGCCCTCGGCAATCTCTTTGTCGCGCTTGCGCTTCGCGGCGGCTTCGCATCGCGCCCACTCGTCGTGGTCGCGGACCTTCGCCATGAGCTTATCGACCTCGTCGGTCGGGATGTCGATCACAGCCGAGCCGACAAAGCCGTGCCCGCCAGCGGTGACGCGGACGCCCGGTAGCGTCTCGACGAGCACGCGGCTCCACGGCTTGTATTTGCTCATCATGTCAGCCGCACCGGGCGGCAGGTATCGCGGATTGGTCATGGGTGCTTTCCTCTCTGGTCAGGACATCACGAGTCGAGGCGACCGTAGATGAGCTGCGGCGCGCCGGGACCGGCGATGAGGTCGCAGTTGATCGCGTACTCAAACACGTCTGAGCGGCGAACAACCGAGTCGTTGACGTCGGGCATCTGCTCGAAGATCGCGCCGACCTGCGCGTAGAACGGCTTGGAGCTCTTCGAGAGATCCATAAGCAGCCACTCCTGCGCGTCGGTGATCCACGGCACCACCACCGGCGTCACGCGACCCGCCATCACGTTGGCCTGCACCGCCGCCGCAACGACGCTCGCGCCGCCGTCGAAGGCACCCGCCGACGTGACGTTGAACGCGCGATCCGCGCCGGTCACCTCGAGGGCCGTCGACTCGAGGTCGGGGCCGACGAATAGGTGCGTCGGGTTGACCGCGAACGGCCGCCCGTCGTAGCGCTTCGTGTTGCGCATCGCCGCGATGCCAGCGCGGAAAGACGCGTGCGAAAGCGCGTCGGTCGTGAGGTTGTCCCACGTCGCGCCCGCTTCCCCGTAGGGGTGCGCGTCGTTGAGAAGGGACACGCCGTCGACGCCCGCGAGGGTGTTGCCGAGAAGCAGATCCCAGATGCGCTCATCGACGAGCAGCGACGCATCCGCGACGAAGCTCGAGAGCATGCGCGCCACGCGACCCGACGTGTCGTGCTCGACGTCACGACGGTCGAGGCGGTGCGCCTTGTAGACGACCTCCATGTCGTAGGTCGCACCGAGCGCGAGCGCGTCGGAAAAGACCTTCGACTCGCCGCGACCGAGCACGCCGAGCGGCGAGGTCGGGTCGAGGTAACCCACGTTGGCCGACGTGCCGCCAGGCGCGCCATCCACGAGCGTGAAAAGGGTATAGGTGCCGGGAGGCTGCTCGCGGATGCTGTCGAGCGCAGCGCTGTAAGCGCGATTGGCTGCCGCGAGCTTGTCCTCGAAATTGACGATGGACATTGGTTGATTCTCCTATTGATGGGTGAGTGATTCGCTCAGACCATCAGGTGGGCTGCGCGGTGACCGCCGGACGCGGCAGGACGTGGATTTCGCAGACGTTCGTCGTGACGAGGCGAACGATCGTGCCGATGTGGACGTTCTTCGACGCCGCGCCGTCGTCGCCGACGGTGCCCGAGTCGAGGACGTAAGCGCTCTTACCGACGTCGGCCTGCGTGATGCCGGTCGAATCGAACTTCTCGACCTGGCCGAACTCGACCATGACGGTCAAGTCGCCGTTCGAGCCGGCGGAATTGTCGACGTATTCCTTCGCGACACCCATGCACTCGTGCGATGTGTCGTTCGCTCCGGCGACGGCGAAGCCGCTGGAATTCACGTTGACGATCGATCCGAGATAGATC